TTACAGGTTTGGCGGCAGGCAGTTACTATGCTCCAACTCTACAAGTGAGTGCTCATACTAGTGTTCCAGAATTTAAAACTTCTGACACTAAACCAGCACCAAGTGGTTCTATGTGGGTTAAAACTACAACACCTAATTTAGGTGCTAACGTTAGTATTAAAAAATACAACGGTACTACTAACTTATTTGAAACTTTAACAGCTCCGATTTATCAAAATGATCAATCAGCTAACTATGGATTAGATAAAGCAGGCGGCGGACTAAACATTGAAGCTGAGTCAATTTATGTTAAGTATGATCCAGCTGATAATGGTAGAGCAGGTTACAAAGTATTCAAAAGAACAGCCAAAGGTGCAACTACGGCATCAGGTATAACAAGTCCTTCATTTACAGGTTCTGAAACATTTACAATTCAAGTTTCAGATAAGTCAGCAACTTTAAGCACAGCGGTAACAGTTACAATGAGTGGTACAACAGCAGAAACTTTTGTATCAGACGTAACAGCTAAAGCTATTGCTAACTTAACTGTTACAAGAGATGCTACTACTAATAGAATTACATTCACACACGATTTAGGTGGTGTGATTGTTCTTAAAGATACTAGTGGTACTCCAGTAGCAGATGCAGGATTTAGTTCAGCAGACACTTATGTTAGAGCAGGTAATAACAGTGACTTAATTATTAGTAACTGGCAAGCATTTACTTACTCAGCAAGTAATACACAACCATCAAGCGATCCAGCAGACGGCCGTATGTGGTTTAACGGATTAACATACGAAGTTGATGTTATGATACACAACGGTAGTGCTTGGAAAGGCTACAAAAATGTAAGTTCAGATGCTAGAGGATTTAATTTAGCAAATACTTCACCAGATGGTGTAATTGTTTCGGCAACAGCACCAACACTACAGTCAGATAATACAGCTTTAGTTTACGGTGATTTATGGTTAGACTCAAGTGACTTAGACAACTATCCTAAAATTTACAGAAGGGAATCAGTTGACTCTGAAGACAAATGGGTACTAATTGACAATACTGATCAAACTACAGAAGATGGTATTTACTTTGGTGACTTTAGGTACCACGATAGTGGAACTGATGATGTTACAACATCAGAAAACACACCAACTAAAACATTATTAACAAGTGACTATTTAGACATAGACGCTCCAAGTGCCGCTTTATATCCAAAAGGTATGTTAGCATTTAACTTGAGACGTAGTTCTAATAACGTTAAACAGTATACTAAAAATTACTTTAATGCTACACGTTTCCCAGGTAAAGTTTTACCAACAGAAACTAATGCTTGGGTAAGTATTTCAGGATTACAAAATGACGGGTCACCATTTATGGGTGGAAACGCTCAGAGAAATGTTGTTACAGCGGCGATGAAATCAGCTGTTAAAACATCAAGTGAGATACGTGAAGAACAGCGTAACTTTAATGTATTATGTGCTCCAGGATATGTTGAATTAATGGCTGACTTGGTTGCTCTAAATAATGAAAGACGTAACACAGGATTTATCCTAGGTGACGCTCCATTTAGATTAGCACCAAACAGTACAGACATTCAAAACTGGGCAACTAATACTAAACTAGCAATCGATAATAACGAGAACGGTTTAGTTACAGCAGACACTTACTTAGGTGTATTTTATCCATCAGGTAGCACCACAGACTTAGACGGCAACAGAATTGTTGTTCCGGCTACACATATGGCGCTAAGAACAATGTTACGTTCAGATGAAGCATCATTTCCATGGTTTGCTCCAGCAGGTACTAGAAGAGGTGGCGTAGATAATGCTACAGCACTAGGTTATATTGACAAAGCAGAAGGTGAATTTAAAACAATTGGTGTTAGAGAATCATTAAGAGATACTCTTTATGAAAATAAAATTAACCCAATTTCATTCTTCCCAGGTGTTGGTATACTTAACTTTGGTAACAAAACAAGACATAGCTCTGCTTCAGCGTTAGACAGAATTAACGTTGCTAGACTAGTAGCTTACATTAGAGAAAGACTAGGCGAAATTACAAAACCATTTGTATTTGAACCAAACGACAAATTAACTAGAGACGAAGTTAAAGGTGTTGTTGAGTCACTAATGAATGACTTGGTTGCTAAACGTGGTTTATATGACTACCTAGTAGTATGTGATGAAACTAATAACACTTCAGACAGAATAGACAGAAACGAATTATATATTGACGTAGCTGTTGAACCTGTTAAAGCAGTTGAGTTCATTTACATACCAGTTAGAATCCAAAATACAGGGTCTATATCTGGAGTATAAATTTAATTAAATCATTTAAAATAGGCGCCTAGAGCGCCTATTTTTTTGGTTCCAGTATATGATAAATAATAGTATAATACAATTAAAGGAGACGTACAAATGTCAGTAAGTTCATTGAACAAATTTACTGTTCCTCTAGCAGGCGGACAAAGTGCTTCAGCACAGGGTCTGCTTATGCCAAAACTTAAATATCGCTTTAGAGTGAGTTTTGAAAACTTTGGTGTTTCAACATCACGTTCAGAGCTTACTAAACAGGTAATGGATATTACCCGTCCGAGCGTTAACTTCGAACAGATTCCTGTAGACGTTTACAACTCAAAGATTAATATCATTGGTAAACACACTTGGGATCCTGTAACAGTTAATTTAAGGGATGACGTTTCAAGTAACGTATCAAAACTAGTTGGCGAGCAAGTTCAGAAGCAATTCGACTTCATGGAACAAGCTTCAGCTTCAGCTGGTATTGATTACAAGTTTTTAACAAGATTCGAGCTATTAGATGGCGGTAACGGATCATCTGCTCCTACTTCATTAGAAGAGTGGGAACTATATGGTTGTTATATTGAAAATGTTAATTACAACGACTTGAACTATGCTTCTTCAGAACCGGCAAGTATATCTATGTCAATAAGATTTGACAATGCTGTACAATTACCAGCAGGCGCTGGCGGATCTGGAATAGGCGCGGCAGTGGCCAGAGCGGCAGGATCAGTTATAACAGGGTAATTTAATATGGCAGGCATGAATGCTTTTCTAAATGCCTTGACCGGTAGGAAGACCTTAAGGGATTACCAGCACGCCTCTAGAACATTCAGAGATGGTAATTATAGGTTAGCACCGAAACATAAGTTTTTATTCTATGTTGTGTTTAATCTTTCACCAACCGCGGCGGCGATAGTCAAAGACGAAACAAAAAGAGAAATTAGTATGTTGGTTAAATCAGCAGATTTGCCAACATATTCTTTTGACGTTACAACGATGAATCAATATAATCGTCATCGTAACATTCAATCTAAACTTAATTTTAATCCAATAAACATTAGACTACATGATGATATGTCTGATATCACAAGAAATATGTGGTATGCTTACATGGATTATTACTATACAGATCAAGCATATGAAAACTATGCTACATACAGATTTAAAGATACATACGGCCCTAGGGTTGCTAGAATGTTTGGTTATGAAAGAGCTCACGAGGAACCGTTCTTTGATGACATAAGAATATACAGTATCTACGAAAAGAAATTTACAGAATACACATTAATTAATCCTATGATTACTAACTTTAATCATGACAGTCATGATCATAGTCAAAGTGATATATTAGAAAATTCAATGCAACTTAACTATGAACTTGTTAAGTATGCTACAGGATATATTGGCGGAGTAGGATCACCAACAGGATTTGGAGATTTACACTACGACAAAGAAGCAAGTCCTCTATCACCTTCGGGTGGCGGATCAACATCATTATTTGGTGTTGGCGGACTATTCCAATCCGCCGGGCAAATCACAGAAGATTTAGCTAGTGGTAAATTTGGTAGTGCGGCAATACAAGGTTTAAGAACAGTACAAAACTTTCAAAATGTAGACTTAAAAGATTTTGTAAGACAAGAAGCATTCAGAGGAATTAAAAAAGCAATTAAAGGTGAAAATCCTTTTGCTTTCCCAGGGTCAGCCGCAAGTGCTGGTGCTAGTGGTCCTTCCTCTAAATTTAATC